AGAACTTGGATGGTTTGGCTGCTGCAGTTTCTGCAACTCCTACATCTGGTACTTACGGTGGTATTAACGCTGCTAACTGGGCTTTCTGGCAGAATACAGCTACTACTGGTACAACCATCACAGCTTCTAACATCCAATCTAAGATGACTTCTACAGCTCTCCAATTAGTTCGTGGCACAGACAAGGCTGACTTGATTGTTGCTGACACTAATTTCTACAGCTTGTATGTACAGTCACTCCAAGCTATTCAGCGTATTACTTCTGAAGAGTCTGGCTCTGCTGGTTTCGCTTCTATGAAATTCTACGGTGGTGGTACATCTGCTGATGTTGTATTGGGTGGCGGTTATGGTAATGAGCAGCCTTCTAACACAATGTACTTCTTGAACACCAACTACATTTTCCTACGCCCACACAAAGAGCGTAACTTTGTACCTATCGGTGGCGAGCGTCAAGCAATTAACCAAGACGCAATCGTGAAGTTATACGGTTGGGCTGGTAACTTGACAACTTCTAACCGCTTCCTACAAGGCATTTTGACCAACTAATAGATAGGGGGAAACCCCTATTTATAAAGGTCTATTTAATTTACAAAGGAAAAAATCATGGCTTATAGTACTCTCCCAATCGCAGGCGTAAACCTTAACGGTGTTACCAATGTCGATTTCGTTTTGACCAACGGTTCTACTGTTGAAACAATCCCAGCATTTGGCCCACTCGGTGCTGAGACTTTTGGTAACACAGGCTTGCGTTATGTATTCGCACAAGCTGGTGCTGCTATCTCTGCTTCTACAACCGTTTGCGCTATCAATGCTTCTACTTTCCAAGTAGCTGCTACTGGTGGTGCATACACATCCCCAGGCGTTGCTTTGGCTTCTGGTGATTGTGCTTGGTTCTCTGCTGCAAGCGTATAAGTTTTACCCCTGTAGTACACTAGGGATTCCCTCAAAAGGGGAGTCCCTTTTTATCTTTTAACAACCTAATCCCTTAGGAGAATTAAATGGCTATTGAATCAGATGTACGAGGTGCTGACGCACTATTAACGGTAAAGTTTTACCGTAAACCTATTGAAATTAAAGATGAAACCCTTGCACAAGGCAGACCTATTTTTAGAGATGCTGACTGGGTAACAATTTACACCCCTGGCGACCAATTAAACATTATTGACACTATCGCCCAAGACCGCCATAAACTGCGTTTTCCAGTCCAATGGGCGGCATACCAAAATAAAATGGGTGGTGAACAGAATTTAACTGGCACTCCTATTGAACATTGGCCTTTAGTCAGTATGTCCCAAGCAGAGGAATTAAAAGGCATTAAATTCCGTACTGTTGAAGATGTCGCAAACTGTTCAGACCAGCAATTACAGCGTATTGGCATGATTGCAGGCATGAGTCCTCATTCCTTTAGAGAAAAAGCACGCACTTTCTTAAATTTGGCGCAAGATACTGCCGAAATTGACAAGCGCAATGCTGAATTAGCACAACTCAAAGAGGAAAATGCTAAAGTAAAGCAAGAGGCAGACGAAAAATTAGCAAAAATGCAAAAGCAAATGGATGATTTAATGGCTATGATGTCTGAAAAAAAGACTAGAGGCCGTAAACCAAAGGAAAATCAAGAAGTTTAATTATGTCGTGCAAACTTGCCGTGATATTTGTCCCTAGCTTCAATGGCAACTAACTCGGCAAGTTCTAAATCTTCAAAAACTCCTATATATTTGCGTTTTCCATTAAATCTTATGTCAATTTTCCATTTTTTTAATTCTTTAAACCAATAAACACCTTTTACGCCTGATTTATTGTCTTTTCTAATTTTTGAATTTTGCTGGTTTTGTGACCCAATTACAGACCTTAAATTTTGTATGCGGTTGTCTAATCTGTTTCCGTTTATGTGGTCTATTTCTTTTGGAAAATAACCATTAAACATCATATAAATTAAGCGATGAAGCAAATATCTTTTGCCTTTAATTGTTGTGTGTTTATACCCTTTAATATGATTTGAGCCAACTTTTTTGCCATTTTTTAATCTAAAAAGTTCCCCATCTTTATATTCAAAGATTTGATGTAAATAGTCTTTTGTTAGTGTAAAATCATTCTCAGCCATAGCAATTCCTGTAAATTGTGGTGGTTAGGGGCTAGGATGACCGTCAATCGTCCTATGTCCTGATAATTATACCCAACTACTTGGGTGAAAATCAACAAGTAAAGGTGTAATTATGGCTTCTCAAACAATGCTCACTATGGTTCAGCAAGTTTCCGCTGAGCTAAACCTTCCAGTACCTACCTATGTAGCTGGTAATCCTGACACCAATGTCCAACAAATTTTGGCATTGATGAATGGCGCTGGCTACGAGTTATTGAAAGAATATGACTGGCAGGCTTTGGAGAAGGAGTATCGTTTCTACACCCAATTCCTTAATGCAACAGCTACTTCTACACAAGGTAGCTATGTATTAACCAATGTCAGCACAACTACTGGACTAAATACTAATTACTCCATTACTGGCTACAATGTAAACCAAGACACTTATGTTTCCGTTGTAAATGACGCTACAACCGTAACAATGAGTCAGGAAGCATCTTTAACAGGCACAAATAGCGTTTTATTTGCACAGACTATTTACCCCCTTCCTTTTGACTTTGAGACCATTACAGACCGCACCCATTGGGATAAAACAAAGCATTGGGAAATGCTTGGCCCTGAAGATGCACAACAATGGCAATGGTTAAAGTCTGGTTATATTTCAACTGGCCCACGAGTCCGTTGGCGTATTCTTGGCGGTACTTTCCAAGTATGGCCTCCAATGAATACTCAAGAGTATTTAGGTTTTGAATACCGTAGTAATGCTTGGGCAGAGTCCGCAACTGGCACACCATTACAACAATTTACCAATGACTCAGACACGACTTTCTTTGACAGTCGTATTATGGTTATTTATACAAAACTTAAATATTTCCAAATTAAAGGTTTTGACACCACTTCATTAACGCAAGATTATCAGCGTTATTTGTCTATTGCTAAAGCCAATGACAAAGGTGCGCCTAACCTGTCATTTAATCCTAACCCAAGCAAAGTGCTTATTGGTTGGGCTAACGTGCCCGACACGGGGTACGGCACTTAATTATGCAGCCACAGCAAAATACTGCTACAACCGCTTCTTTAACTGCGCCTGTTGGTGGTTGGAACGCTAGGGATTCTTTAGCGGCAATGCCGCCTACTGACGCAGTAAACTTGACTAATTTTTGGCCTACTCCTACTGATGTTAGGCTTAGAAATGGTTGGACTAAATATTCCACAGGCATTACAGGTCAAGTAAATACCGTAATGACTTATGCTGCGCCAAGTGGTCAGCAATTATTGGCTGCCGCAGGGACAAAAATATACAACTGTACAAATTCTGGTACAGCTACTACCTCTTATACAGGTATTACTAGCGACAAAATGCAATGGGTGGACTTTTCCAACATTGGTGGTTATTACCTAGTAGCTTGCAATGGTTCTGACCCTGTAATGGTTTATAACGGTACTTCATGGCTTAAAATTGCCACGACTTCTACTGGTCAAACTATTTCTAGTATTACCAATGCAGGCAATGTTGCTACATTAACAACCTCTTCTGCACATGGTTTAATTACTGGAAACCAAGTCACTATTACAGGTGCTACTCCTAGTGATTACAACGGTGTTTACATTATTACCGTTACTAGCACTACAACTTTTACTTACACAATGGCGACTACGCCAAGCGGAAATGCTAGTGTTGTAGGCACTTATATTCCATTAGGAATTACAGGCGTAGACTCTAGCACTTTTATTAATGTCAATTTGTTTCAAAACCGCCTATATTTCACGCAAGAAAACACCCTTAAATGCTGGTATTTGCCTGTTAATTCTTTGGGTGGCGCAGCACAAGTATTAGACTTTGGCGGTATTGCAAGAAATGGTAGCTTTTTACAAGCTATGGGTACTTGGACTATTGACGGTGGACAAGGCGTAAACGACCACGCAGTATTTGTTACTAAAAATGGTGAAGTTATTGTCTACCAAGGCGGAGACCCTTCTGACGCAACCACATGGTCATTAGTCGGTGTTTGGCAATTTGGCGAAGTATTTTGTAGAAAATGTTTTTTTAAATTTGGCAGCGACCTTTTGCTATTAATGAAAGAAGGTTTAGTGCCTCTTTCAGCCGCATTACAGTCTGACCGTTTAAACCCAAGGGTTTACTTAACGGACAAAATTTACTACGCAATTAACCAAGAAATTGCCCAATATGCAGACAATTTTGGCTGGCAAATTAGCTATTTTGCTGACCAAACCATGCTGCTTATTAACATTCCTTCAAGCACAGGCATTCAGCAATATGTAATGAATACCATTACAGACGCATGGGCGCAATTTACAGATATTTCTACTACTTGTTTTACTTTATTTAATGACCAGCTTTACTTTGGTGGAAGTGGTTTTGTAGGCAAGTTTTGGGACAGTAATGCCGACAATGGAAATAATATATTTGGCAATGCACAACAGGCTTATTCTTACTTTGACAGCCCAGGACAAAACAAACGCTTCACATTAATTCGCCCTGTTATTCAATCTGACAATGGCGTGCCTACTGTTTTATGTAACATTAGCACCGACTTTCAAACAGTACCTCCTGTAGGTCAGTTAAGTTTTAACCCAGGATTGACTCAAGTAGGCACTTGGGATAACGGTAAATGGGACTTAAACAAATGGGGTGGTGGTTATTTAACCACTAAAAACTGGCAAGGTGTACAAGGTATTGGTTTTTC